TTGTTGCTCACTAATACTTTCATACCGAAAATTTTCCCGATAAGAGGCATAGTAGGGTTCATAACTCCTGACTTGTCAGCTTCTACAAAGGTATCGATGTTTCTAAGATCATTAGCAACTTCTGCACCAACAATCATGTGAGTTGGGTGATAGTTTGCTCCTTCTAGATTCTGCATAGCTTGTGTAATGTCACTTATTGGTAAAGTGGCATTAGAGTTAGATACGTCAAAACTAGATGCAGTTGAAGCTGCGTCAAGTTGAGATACAATCAAAGCTTCTTCATTGTCTGCAAATTCATACCCTGCAAGTTCTGCGTGGTAAGAAAGCAGGTCAATGATTCCATCTTCCATCATTTCTTTGGTAACCCCAATACGTGCCCCGTATTTAACAGGTGTTAAGGTTAAACTAGTCCATTCACTTTGAACTAATGGTACTTCACCACCTTCTCCTACACGGTTTACTGCAAGTGAGTTGTTAGTTGTAAACTCAGCTTGCATTGGTAATACAAGAGTACGACCAGGAATACTTGATGGTCCGAATACTCTAGCTGCTAATCCCCGAAGAATTAATTTCTTCCGAACTGCGTCCATAACTTGTGGAAACAAAGTTCTTGGGATTAAATATGAAGTTGTAGCAGTATTTTGAGTTGAACTCGCAAAGTCTGCACTTCCTGTTCCTAATAATTGTGTTGGCATTTTCTATTTCCTCCTTAAATACTTAATTTCCAAGCGATGTATTTTCCATCTGCTGAACCGCCAGTTAGTGCTCGTCCAATTTTATGTTGAACAATTGCAACACCTACGGTGGTTGTTGCTGAATCCAAAACATCTACTTTATTGTCTCCAGTTTCTGAACCTTGAAGTACAGCTCCTGCTTCAGTATTAGTTTTAACTGCATGGATGAATACTCCTTCCATTGCAATTGAACCATATCCATCTGCTGGAATGTCTTCTTGTGCAATACCCAAAACTGTTAAATAACCAGATGATGAGTCAGTTTGTGATTTTACTTTAATATCTCCTGCTGCGTATGCATTTCTTGCACTTGCTGCAGTTCCAGTGAAAGCGTCATCGTTTGCTGCTGTCCATACAATGTCTCCTGCTTCAATTGCAGTAGTACCACTGTCGTTCAGTACAGTTAAAGTTCGACCTTCATCAGATAATATAAATCCTGTTTGTGCCATTTTTTATTTACCTCACTCTCTCTCGGAGTTCTTTGTTAAATTTTTCATACATTGTTTTACTCATTGAGCAATCACCATTTTCTACTACTACTGTACCAATGTTTTCAACTTCTTCAGTTTCAACAACAGCTACACTTTCAGTAGTGCTAGATAATTTTGTTTCATACTCTTTTCGTAAATTCAATTGTTCAATAGATTCTGTCATTAGCTCATCTTTCTTCAAGTCCTTGTTCATAATAATAATTGACTCGATCACGTCTATCTTTGCACTATTTTTTAATCTATCCAATTCTTCTTTCAACAATTTAATGTCTTCAGAAGAAAAACTTTCAGTTTTTTCTACAGGTTCAACTACAGGTTCTGCTACAGATTCTACTGGAGTTTCTACTGGAGTTTCTACTTCTACTTTTACTTCTTCCATGTTTGTCACCTCGGTGGTTACTAATTCTTCTTCGTCTTGTTTACAAGACTCCTTCATTTCAAACGATTCCGCGATGGCATAATCGATACTAGCTGACTTTACTCCTTGAAATGCGACTAAGCCAACTGCCTCAATGTTAAGGCCTCTGACTTTATACACACCTTCTTCTTTGATAACTTCTTTAGCCGTAGCATGAATAGAAGGGCCAAGTAAATTGTCCCGTACCATCTCAACAACATCTGGGTGTCTTATGGTATTTCTGATTTTACCCTCGTGCATTAAGTCTGCTCCGTTTAAGTGTAATTGTCCCAATCCAATAACGTGTTCTTCCACATTCTCAGACGGGTGTCCAAATAACCATTTAAAATCTTGTCCATTGTTTTCTGTAAGATTCTCATAAGTATAATGATTATTGTTTCTACTTATTCCTTCTTTGAGTGCAACGCCACCAATCTTTAACCATTGGCCTCTATTATCTTTACCTTCTGTGATTTCAAATGAAGGAGTGAAATTAAATGATATGTCTCTTTTTGATTGCATTTTAGTCTCCTAATAATTTATTTTTCTATTACCTAATCTTTCACCATCTTCACGATAATCTGGCCCAACAATATTCACAGTTGCTGCCCGTGCTTCATCAGTAAGAGTTGATGACCTATTCATTAATGGGTCATTCTTTTCAAGTAAATCTTCTGGAGTAACATTCTGAAATGTTTTCCTACTTCGCCTACTTGGCCCATTAGCACACACATAATCAGTATTATCATAATTGTTCTGAACACTATGTCGTTCTGAACACACTGGGCATTTAAACATCATAGTTCTGCCCTCTCAATAATAAAAACTGGTTTTGGTAAATCATCTTTGCCATTATCCTTGTACTTACCAATAATATGGCCAGATTCACTTACTACTTCCATAATTGTTAATTGCTCTCTGCCCCGTTTAACAATAGGTTTCATTTGAGTGGAACCTTCCGATCAGTTTTTACAACACGGCCTTTAGCATTTTTATTTTGTGTGGTTTGTGTAGGATCGTTAGGATTATCCTTAACTTTCTTATCAACCATCTGGTTAGGTCTTGGTTTTTGTAATCCTGACTTTTGGTCTTGTTGTTGGCCATTAAGTAATTCCATCTTTTCTTCTGGAGTTGGTAATTTCTCTCTGAATCTTGGTGCAAGAAGGTCATTAGCTTTTTGAGGAGTGATAATCCCATCAGTAACTAAGCCACGTAAAATATCAATCTCAATCTCACGTTCTCTTTCTTCAGCTTGAGTCCAAATTAATTGGTCTTCACTATTGCCCATTTCTTGGCCCACAATAATTTTGTCCTCAAATTCAAATTTAAGTTCTCGTTGTAAGGATTTAGTATGTCTTCCAAATGCACGAAGTTGAACTTCTGCTGTTGCTTTATCAGTTCCAGCAGAACGGCCGAGTAGAACTGGAGGAACCTGCCCTCCAGTGATGATTTGAGTTTCTACATGATCAAGAGGTGTTTTAATGTCCATCCCTTTGGCATTAAAATCTAGAACGCCCAATTCTACAAGATGAGTTGTGGTAACCTCACTCTCAGCCTCTAAGTCCCTAAGGGTATCAGATATAGAACTCACTATTTCATCGTTGGCAGGATATTGATCATTCCCAACTTTAGCCCATATTAATGGTGCCACATATTTCTTAAGAACTTTCCGCAGGTTGGATTCCATGCTCAACTTAATATTAATAGATTCGACAAGTGGTTTAATTACGCTAAAACCATACTTTTCTGCATTAAGAACATTATGTTTGAAATGAACAATAGAATCAATCTTTGAAACTCTTTTTGGAAATTTATTATCTTGAGATTTGTCTCCTGTGGTTCCCCACAAAATTAAGGGTTTACTCTCAATAATCTGTGAGTAACCAATAATATCTCCAGTAGGTTTTCTGTAAACATCAACCCAAATTGGGTCAATAAGTTTTAATTCAGAAATTTCTCCTTTTGTTTTAATCACTTCAACATAAGCATTACCATATAATAGCATAGTCTTAGCTAATTGGTGTAGAAATCTTGTTAAATTAACTTTGTTGGCCCACTTCTTCAACTTCTCGCTGTTTGGTCCTTCAAAGAAATAATCTTGAACTGCTTGATCTGCCTGAACATCAATAATTGCAGTGATTAATGGAATTCTTTCATAAGCCTCTTTGTAAATCTTAAATTGAGTGCTTCTTTTATCAGAATTGTCTTCTTCTCCACTTAATGCTACAGAACCGTGGTCTGCTATCTTAACAATAGCAACTCCCCCTTCATGAACATTCTTCTTTCTAGTAAAATTATCAAAAATACCCATAGATAGTATATAACTTAAACTTATTTAAAAACTAAATTGTTTTTGACACTGCGAATGGATTACTTTTTCTAGTTTTACCACCTTTCATGGCAGAAAAGACCCCCATAGTAATATGTCTAGCAATATAATTTGCTAAGCCTAAAGAAATCACCATGTCATCATGTTTACCTGTTCCTTCAAACTTCACAGTTTTAGAACGCATATCAAAAACAATCCCAAACTTGCTCAATTCATCTTTCAAAGCATCAACCATCTGCACAGTTTTGAAATCATCTTTCTTATAAGGAATTTGAAACCCTCTTTTTTCAAACTGGTCTCTTAATGCCTTAACAATCTCATCTTTACTACGATTACTAGAACTGAATTTGAACCCATCAATCGGAACACCCTCTGCCCTAAGATCATAAATGAATATCTTACCAAAAGAGTTCTCGTCCCCTAGTGCTTTAACAATTTTGTATTTTTCTGCTAACTCTTGGATTCGTTTCTTTTGCATACCATAATCCATCCCACGAGACCGCTCAATATACACTATCTTCAACTTCTTGCTGCCAGGAGCTTTCTCTAAAATGGTTACAACTGTATAATCTGAACCAGCTTGTGCTGACATTGCAAAATCTATCCCCATGAAATATTGTCTCATATTCACTGGATCATACTGAAATGAACAAGAAGGGTCAATACATTCCTCAATCATGTGGGTTGGGAACAACTTATCTTTGGTTGAAACTGGTTTCAGTAAGAATTCCTGTGACCAAGTCAAGTTATTATATGTCTCAATTGTCTTATTTGTCCCAACATCTTTGATACTTACTGCCCCATCTTCCAAAACAACCTTAGTATCTGGGTATCTTACCTCAAATAGGTTACCTTTTGGTCCATCTGCTGGAAATCTATCAAAATAGATTGAACTGAATCCAGGGTCACGTTCAACCTCATGCAAAAGGTCTAATTCTGATTTTGGAGTACCAACACCCACAAAATAACCACGTTTAGCTCTGATTGTTGGTAAAACAGCTTTTCTAAAGATTTCATGGTCTTGATACTCTCCCATCTCATCACAACCTAATCCATCAACGTGTAATCCCCTAACATTATCATTATAAGCCTTAGATAAGAGCCGGGAATGATTAGCCAATTCTAATTCAGTCCTACTCCAAGCTTGTGATCTGTTAGAAGGTACAATAGACTTTAGCAAAGGAGTAGTAAGAACTGTGATTCTAATATCTTTCAGAACCTCTATTGCTTGTGGAAGTGTCTTAGAAATAATAAGATATTGAGTAGCAGGGTTCATAATCGCTTTCCATAAGAAATAATGAACAAACAGTTGACGAGTTTTTCCAGAAGAACGGAACGCCATGAAACAAACCCTTTTCTTTTCCTCAATGAGTCTTAGCCATTCCCGTTGAAACGGGGTAAGAGTCCAAGTAGTCCCTGCATAAATCACATTCTCTATGAAATACACAGGGTCTATCTTGAGCTTTGCTGGGTCTAGTTTGGTTTTGGTTGCCATATTAGATGAAATGGAAAACTATGTGGAAAGAGGTGGTGAAGGTTTAACAGATGGAAAAAGGCTGTTTAGAACCACACAGTTACATTCCTCATCTAATCATCCTCCTCCACACTGATTAAATCAAAAAATGTTGATTCTGAGGTGCCCTTTGGTGCTTTTGTTTGTAATAACCTATAGTATGCTCTGAAATCGGATTCTAATTGTTTAAGATAATATGCAATCTCATTAACTTTAATTCTAGTGAGTGTTCCAAGTTCATCTCGTTCTTCAAAGAAAGGGCCAAACTTCTCAAGACAAGATTCTGCAAACCTCATCTTCATCCAAGTGGCAACCATCCGATTAGCAATCATAATATCAACAGGTTCTGATAATTGCCATTGGTGTATAACTGCTTCTATTATTTTATTGAACTGCTTAGGATTATCAGTAGCCATCTT